CCTGTAGGACTATCAATGATTGCCCTCTTCTTTTTAAGACCTTCGTATATTGCTTTCTCTTGGTATTCACGGTATTCAAAGTTTTCAACCTTTGGGATAAAGAGTTCAACAGGCTTAGGTTTACTGGCCCATTCAATATCTGAATCTTCAACTCCTATTGATTTTAAGTCTTTTATTACTCTATTTAGTAACCCTGTCTTAAACCTTCCTCGTGCGTCGAAATACTTCTTTTTACCGTCCCATCTTCGTGCTCTGTAGGCTGGAGAGTATTGATACCCTGGCACAGGAAATGCATACCTTTTCTTGAGAGCTTCTATAATCTTTGGATTATCAGTCTCTAAAGTGGTCGTTAAGTTGTCCACTACGAATCTCATAGACTATTATAATAGTAGCATAGAAGTAGTTAAATTTATGAGTGAAAATAAAAGAATTTTAGGACAGAGTTCAGACCCTAGAGAAGCAGCGTTAGAATCACTGTTCTCAAATTACGACTCTGATAGTATTACGGTAATCGATTTACCTTCGAAGGGTAAGTTTTACAAAGACTTCAAAGGTGTCGAAATTGAAGCATTAACTTACCTAGATGAGCAGAATATCCTTGCAAGCAAAGATTCAAATATAGACATCGTAGCCAGACTTTTAGAAAAGTCTACTAAGGGTGTTCCTGTAGATGAATTACTTTCTATGGACAAAGTGTTCTTGTTGATGAAGGTTAGGGAGCTTTCTTACGGAGACTCTTATGAGTTTAAGGTGACTTGTCCTAAATGCACCACAGATGTAACAACTGACCTTATACTTTCTAAGCACTTAAACAAGACTGATATTCCAGATGATCTGGAAGAACCTAGGACTATCAAATTACCTAAACTAGGGGTTGATGCTGAGGTAAGATTCCCAAGAAGTCGAGAGGAGATATTTTTAAAAGACACTGAATCCATTTATCGAAATATCTACAAATTCGTAGTATCTCTAAACGGTACTCAAGATCCCATCTTCATCTCTAAAGCACTTAAGAGACTTCATATTATGGATATGAAGAAGCTAATAACAGAAGTAGTAAACAGTGATTATGGAGTGGATCCTAGGTTTATATTTGAGTGTCCTGAATGCTCATTTACTGAAACCTTATCCATACCTTTGGATGCCAATTTTTTTTCAGTGAGCTAACTGACGCTTTATCATCGGAAGATCTCCTTTATCAAGCCTACATATTAATAAATAAGGTGGGCTTTACCTATTCCGATGTTAAAGCCATGAATAAAAAAGAGCGGTTAGCTTTCTTGCAGTTTTATACTGAAGAGATGAAAAAATTAGATAATTCAAATGGAAATTAATAACAATCCGGTAACCACTAGGCATGAGAGACCTACCGTCCTTGGACCTACGGCTCTTATAGTATACTTTCTTAATGATGGTCAGTATGCGGATCCTTACCAAATAAGTGCTGTATCGGTATTTAAAGATTCGAGTAACCAATATCCTGATTATGTAATTGGATCAGATGGTGAGATCACGGCATCCAGCTTAGTTCTTATGAACTATTCTAACTCGGCATCTGAGACATCTGACTCTGCTTTTGATGCTAGCAACTACAACCCAGGACCTACGGCTTCAGGAATTTATAAGCTAGATGCTGGTAAGTATGCTGTGATTCTTAATCAGCCTTCTATACTTCCTTCTGGAGTATTCAACCTTTCAGGCGATACCGTAATTGATAATCTGGTGGAGCAGACAGGGGATTACATAGATGTCTGGACGGTAAGGAGAGTAGCGGGATCAGATCTAGATACAATAATAAATGAGTTCACTCTAACAGACGATAGATTTATTAGCGTTACAGAGCCTTTATTATTCAAGTGCTCTACTAGACTTGAAAATAATCAATTAGTTCTAGGATCCAAGACTGACCTAAAGTTCATAAATGAATTTACTTTAGAAAATGCAAACATCGACAGAAGTATCCTAAACCTGTTTAAGCAGTCTTTGGTAACTCAACCAATGGTTGAAATCATTAAGAAGAATACAGATCGAAATCTTGGTTCAAGAATTGAGGTATCTGGTTACTCGGCTACTTCTGGTGTTGTAGATGTTACTTCTGAAAACACCGTAATATTCACTTTAGATACGGAAGCTCTGAAAACTCACCCTGAATTATTAAACGGTAACTTAGGGTCTATGACAGGAACCTATGTCGCTAGGCTTAAGTTTAATGCATTAAATCAGACAATAGTGTCAAATGATTTATCATTTATCATACGCTAGTAACGCTAGGCTAAGGTAGTTTAACTCTGTAAGGTTCTTGGTGCTTTCTAAGAGAGCATCAGGACCATCCTTGATTAGGATCTCATTCCAATCCTTTCTGTTATTAGGTGGAATAACTGTTTTGATATTATCCTTCTTAGCCCAGTATGCTAGCTTTAGAAACTTCTCCCTACCTTCCATTCCGGCTCCGTCACTGTCGAATGCACATACGAGTGGTCCTTGATACTGAGCAAGCTGAAGCATCTGCTCACGGCTTGTAAAGCAGCTTAGAGTCGTTGTTGAGTTTAACCCTACTGCCTGTAGGCTTAGACAATCAAAGACCCCCTCAGTGATGTACAGAGGCTCATACGAGCCGTAATCAAAGGGGTATAGGACTTGTGAGCTTTTAAGGTTCTTGCAGTTCAAATACTTAGGCATCTCATCTCCTGTAGCTCTAGCTTGGAAGTAAAACATCTTATTATTCCTGTTGATAAAAGGAATAATTAACCTGCCTTCATACTTTCCCTTTGTAGCTAAAAAGAACTTGAACCCTGATAGCATTCTGCTAGCAACTAAAGGATGATCTTCACAAAGTTCAAAATCTTCAACTTCGTCTAGATTGGATTCAATAGTATTCGGATTAAACTCGGATAAGTTTTTAGGAGGACTAAAGGATCCTCTAGCCATAAAGTCTTCAAATACAAACTTCTCATATGCTTCCCTGTAGGAGCATTTCTCTAGCATGGAGTATAGCTTTACGAAGTTTCCGGTTTCGCCTGACTTGAAACATCTCCATAATCCTGTCTCAAGGTTGATAGACATGTGACGCTTGTAGTCATCTTCAATAAATAAAGAAGGAACTACCAGTTCGGTATCATCACTAGAAAGCCTATAATTAGATAGGAACCTACCTAAACAGTATTTTCTAATGTAGGAATCAGTTGCAATGTTCATAAATAATATTAGTGCCTCTCGTAGTGACATCATAGATCAGTGCCTATGGAAATACAAACTGAGATATATAGAAAGATTACCAGGATTTGGAACCAAGAATGAGGATGCCTTGAATTTCGGATCCTTCATTCATAAGATATTTGAAGTAGGGTATAAAGAGAATGATATTAAATCTCTTTTAAAGATAGCCGAACAAGAGAGACCTACTTACAAAGTTCCATTCGTGGAAAACGATAGAATGAAGGCTTGCTTAGAGAATTTCATAATATGGAACAGCAAGTTAGGAGAAACAGTTTCAACTGAGCAGGCCATAAGAGTTCCTCTGGACAAGAAAAACGATATCGACTTTATTGGAATTATCGACAGGGTTGTTAAGGGAACAGACGGTGGATATTTAATTATCGATTATAAGACTTCCAAGCGTGAGAAAAAGAAGAAGACGTTAATGGACGATAATCAGCTTAAGGGGTATGCATGGGCTATCCATGAGACTTACGATGTTCCTTACAACCAAATATTCTGCGCTCACTATTATCCNGTGACTGGAAACTTTGTATCAGTNAAGTTCTCTAAATTCCAAATTGATATGTGGAAAAAGAAGCAGCTAGATAAAGTCTGGATGATTCGAAAGAAGAAGAAGGATGAGTTCTGGGCTTCTCAGAATATGTTCTGTGACTGGTGTGAGTATAAGGATGCTTGTCCAAAATTCAATTCAGAAGACACGGTATGTAAGCGTCTAGATGAACAGAAGGAACTTAAGGACAAGCTGAGTAAAGAAAAGAAGTCATTATGACATCCATCCTAAGATAGCCATAATAACAAGGATTAATCCTACAGTGCTGGAGAATCCGTCAGACTCTCCATACTCAGCGGAGCTAGGAACTACATCATTTTTAATTCGGTAATTGGCTCTCCATACTGCATCCGTAAGGTCTTCTTTATTAGTCATAGTATTTACTCTCTTTTAAGGTTCCTGATATTATAGGTGAATATATCTCGTAGTCAATATCTGTTAGGAAGCTTTCTACAACTTCTTGGCTAAATCCAGAATCAACCACTAGAAACTTGTACAGTATGTTCAGTTTCAAAGGCTTTCTTGAATCCAGGCATTTTAATAGCCTCATCTGTAGTAGACTTGGAAGTCTTTTACCGTATTTAAATCCCCATTTATCTGTAAAATCACTAGAGAAAGTGAAGCTCAGTAAATCTATTGTTTCAACTAAATCTTCTTCAAGGTTACTCATAATATATAAATATGTAATAGATGTCCTTCGGTTGGTTTAAGGATAAATTCTGGATAAATACTAAATTGTTACAATGAACAGAAGTCTTACTGCACCTCTTGCTGCTAATTTGGAACCCTACCAGTATATGCTTAAAGAGACCTCCTACTTAGGATTAAAGCCCGGAGACCTAATCCAGATAAATTATGAAGGGTGGTTTAGATACGGTCTTGTTGTATCGTCTAGAGGCACTGCTAATGGCATGTTTGTATCTAGTAGGTACAATGCTCTACTTAATGTAGTTGATGTTCAGTCGTTAAGTGAGGGGATGTTCCCTTTAATGGTAAATAACTTATACAAGAATAGAAGTGCCTGTAATTATCATTCCCCGGCTATTATTGGAACTTTCCTAGGGAAAAATAATTTTAGAACCTTTAACACATCTAAGATGACTGACTTGATAAGTATTGAAATCACTAAGGATATAGATGAGTAATACCAATCTACCCCCATCCATAGGACCTATCCTTAGAAGATTGGCTGATCAGATAGACTCAATCTCCAATAACCTACCAGTAACTCAAAGGCTAAGTAAAAACAATACTCAAGCGTTGAAGGGGGTAGGAGACTCCCTAGTTCAGTTTGCTACTCCTATGGTTCGGTTAAGAGATTCCATTAACAGAATGGATGAGACTAACCGTAAGATAACCCAAATGGGAACAACTTATTCTAAGTTGCAAGCCTCCTTAGAAAAGAACTCAAATGTATTAGATCAAGGAATAATAAGCAATCGCGCTTTGATGACGGAGATATCCAAAAACTTTGAGCAAGGCATTAGGGTTAATAACGGTGCTGTAATAGACTTGACCAAAGAGATGGTTGCTACTGGTCAAAATATTGAAGGCCAGAGGAAAATGAATTCTGCATTGTTATTGCAGACAGGCCATAACACTGAGACTGTCCAAAGTCTTAATAAGACTAATATAGAAGTAAGCGATAGGTATGGAGTTAGCAATGACAGGCTAATACAATCTTTAAACAGTTTAAAGTCCGTAATGGATAAAGCTTCATTCTTTGGTCCACAAGCGGTTGATAGTTTTGGTACTATCGCTATGGAACTTAAGGGTAGATCAGGAGGAAATAACATTGAAGCGGGTCTGCAAGCTTTATTTGGAATAATATCTCCTGGAAGTGAAAACATAGCTGCAAGTCGTATTTTAGGAGCAGGAGGATCTAGGCAGAAAGTAATATCTGGTCAGGCTTTAAGTTTGCAGGATATGCAGCCTATCTTTGCAAACTTGGAAAGAATAATAAATTCTTCTGGCGGAGAGTTTGGATTAGAGATTGCTTCAGCTAGAGCACAACTAGGACCTCAGCAGGTTATCGCTTTAAAACAGCTAATTGAGATTAATAAGAAAAATTTTGAGCTAGACGATGAAGCAAAAGCTACAATGGCAGAAAAATCTGCTAACCTTAAAAACTTAGAAGATAAGGCTAAAAACTTTTACGACAACACCGCTACGGCAATACTTAGTACACTAGGTGGAATAGATACTGGG